CAATCAAGAAAAAAATTATTTTTTGAACCATCCAGTGAAAATAAAAAAATCGTTGCACCAAATATTAAACCATTTGGTGTAATAAAACAGTGCGAGATCGAGGCAAGGAGTAAGAGATTTAGTGACCCTTGTTATCTATTTTTTGAAACCACAAAAGGATTTTCATTCAGAAGTCTTGCAAGTCTTTACGCAGAGCCAAGTATCATCACTTATGAACAGTTTATACAAGGGACTAAAACGCAAAAAGGTTCAGTCAGTTTTGAGGAGGATATACGAGGTATTCTTGCTTACAATATAGTTGAGTCACAGGACTCATTATTTACAAATCAGGTCGGCACGTATGGTTCGACACTGTATACTCATGACATTGTTGGTAAAGGATTCCAAAAACATATATATAATTATCTAGATAATTTTAATAATGAACATCATATTGAATCAACTAACAGTGAGTTCAACGGTCAGAAAAAAGAAGATTTTCCTGTGATTAGTTCTTCTATCATTACTAAGGACCAAAAGAGATTGTCTGATTTCAATGGCAAAACGTTTGTTGCACCCATAAATGGAAGAGGCTCGGATATAAGTCAACAGAATGATTTTGGTTTATACCCGTTTACAGCACGTGAGCCTCAAAATACTGTGCAAGTTAGAAACTCTCAAATGAGTCAATTGAATAGCGGATTCATGGTGAACCTTGAAGTTCATGGAAATACCGCGATTGCTGCAGGCGATGTTATTGATGTGAATTTACCATTTACTGCCGCAGCGACAACAACCAGAAATGAAACATTTGATCCCCTTTACAAAGGTAAGTTTATTATCTCAAAACTGAGACATGACTTTTTGTTTTCAGATAAAACACATTCCATAAACATGCAAGTGGTTAAAGATTCCCTTAATGAAGTTTTACCATCAGGTGATAATCCAGAAATAATAAAAGACGGTGGACCAGAGTTCCACGAAATCGGTTTTTAGAAAGGAGAAGCCCATCTCAAAAAAATCTGTATCCAACTATAAACAGCGAAAGGAAGATAAAATGGCTAAGACCAAGAATCGCATTAAAAAATTGAACTTTCAACAACAGGAACGTAGGGTAAAATTAGAACCACTTTCGGATAATGATAAATACATCATAGAGATGTCAGGATACAGAAAAGGGCAGATGCATAATGAAGCAATTCAACGAATTACAGGAAGGTCTGCAAGACCCCAACATATTTAAAGCATTTTTCCTTGCTGGTGGGCCTGGCAGCGGTAAGTCATACGTTGTCAGGAAAACCACCGGCGGCACAGGATTGCGTGTAGTCAACTCTGATGATGCGTTTGAGTCTCTTCTTCAGAAGGCCGGACTGTCTCTCAAGATGCCTCCAGAAGAGGAAGAACCTAGAGATATAGTTCGTGATCGTGCGAAGAAAATCACTGCAAAACGCCGAGACAACTACATCGAAGGTCGCATCGGTCTTATCATTGATGGTACAGGTAGAGACTACGATAAGATAACAAAACAGGCTACAGAGTTGAAACAACTAGGGTATGATGTTCACATGATATTTGTGAACACATCCCTTGATGTTGCTCTTCAACGTAACGCAGAACGTCCTCGTTCTGTACCAGAGTCCATCGTCACTAAATCGTGGAACGACGTTCAGTCTAATATCGGTAAGTTCAGTCAGTATTTCAGACAGAACTTTGTGGTTGTAGATAATAACAATGCAACAGAGGATGTATTTGTCAAAGTCTTCAAACAGATAAAAGGACTGCTGAAGAAGAAGGTCAGAAACCCGGCCGCACAACAGTGGGTCATGCAACAGATGAAGGCTCGGGGTATCACAAAAAAACCCAAAGGATTCTAAAAAAAGTTGTTGACAAACCTCTTCGACTGTAGTATATTATACATATAGTCAACAAAGAGAGGTCGTCATGACTGTTCCAAATCCCCTTCTTACCTTCGTTCCGTCAGAGTTCAACACAGATGACCGTCCTCGTGTTTTCCGTGCTGAGACTAAGTTCGGAGAGGTCCGTATAGTTGGTGAAGAGGACAGAGGTTTCATCATCTTTGGTCCAAGAGGTGAGTGCATTGATGCTGGTGAACGACGAGTTTTCCTTAATGCCGTTGATCGTGCAACTTTCTTGTTCGGGGGTTAATCATGATTCTGACACTCAAGGGGAAGACCAATAAGGGTAAGAACCGTATTCGTGAGCACGGTGAGGTATGGGAAGTTCTGAAATGGAAATCCCCTCTACGTCCAAACGCGCTGTTCATCAAGTCTGTAAAAACCGGCGAGGAACGGTGGTTGACCGAAGATTTTGATATTGTTTTACCTGATAGATTTTAGCTGTTGACAAACCCCTTTCCGTATGGTATGATTAGACATAATCGGAAAACGAGAGGTTACTGATGGTTGAGAGAATTACGATGGACAAGGGAAACTTCCTTGGTTATGGTAATCTAGAAGACCTAGAACTGATAGGTCGCGCCTTTGGGTATGATATCCACATTGAGAAGATAGAACGCACATGCATGACCGCGTGGGTCTATGACCGCAACGTGACGAAGAGAGTGCGTAATGTAGAGGGTTATATGGAAACCCGCTATCGGATTGCTGCAAAGGTAGAGTTGTCAAAAGATCGTGGTGCCTGGCACATCGATTTGGTTAACGTGGATAGTCGGTACAAGGGTAAGAACCTTGCCGTCAAGATTTACAAGTTCCTCATGAAGAAACTGGATATCACCCTGATGGCTGGTACGAGCGCATCGGTTGGTGGTCGTTACGTCTGGAACAAACTCAACAAGGAACGCGACATTACGGTGTATGCCAGAAAGTCGCCCTATTCCAAGTTCATCGACTTCCCCAAGTCGGGTAAGAAGGAACTGGTTTCCAAGAAGTTCGATCTCTACGGTAGTGACGCAGAAATATTTGCGGTTGCTGCATAATAGGGGTTGACAAAACAAATCCTGTATGGTACTATAAGACATAATTGATGAGAAAGGTTACGAAATGGCATATGTGAGTAAAGAGACGAAGAAAGAACTGGCTCCTGAGATTAAGAAGGTTCTTGCTGAGTTTGGTGTCAAGGGAACTATCAAGGTTGACCATGGCAGCACTTTGTGTGTCACTCTTCGGAAAGTTCCTGCTGGATTGTTTGGTAGAGATACACTCGCTCTTAGTGAGATAAATGTCTACCACATTGATACTTTCTACGATGGGACTGCTCGAAAGTTCCTAAACAAGTTGCTTGCTGCCATGAAGGGTGACAAGTGGTATGACAATACCAACAGCATGATTGATTACTTTGATACCGCTTGGTACAACAGTATCAAGATTGGTGAGTGGGACAAACCTGTTGAGATAATCTAATGAACAAGACTGAAGCACTAATGAAGAACCTCTTATACGAAAAGGTCGCAGTGATACACGCGGCCTATGAGGACGTGCCTGAGACGGTTGCGTTTGTAGAGGTCAAGAAGGACGCAACTACGGCAGAGAAGTTGGAGACTGCGTTCATGAAGACCAACAGCATCACGGATGCATGGTGGAACAACGAAGGTGTTACCAAGATGTTTGCTGGTGCCGCATGTCGGAGCACAATGACAGGTGACATGGTTCTGGTTGGAACTGATAAGTATAAATGTGAACCCACAGGATGGAGTGAAGTATGATAATAAAAGCACTAATGGTTGTCACTTTGATGAGTGGCGCAGAATACGCGGTGGATATGCCGAGTATGAAGAGTTGTCTGGAAAACGCAAAGATTGTTACAGAGCAAAGTGAGATGGTAGAGGCAATCTGCATCCCACAAGCAGACAAATCTTCAAAGGTAAAAGAAATGTTCACCATGTTTGGTGACATGGTTGAGAGGTTTCAAGAGAATGAACTGGGAACGCCTTACGGCAAATGCGGAGGCAGCACTCAACAACTGTATACAAACTAAGTCAGAGTGGGGTATACAATACTGGTCTAATGTGTTGGCATACCTACTGAGACAGTCTGGGAGGCTGCACTGATGAAGGTTTTAGATGATGCTTCTTATGTGAAGGATGACCCTGTTCGTCCTTCACTGTCGTATGCGTTTCGTAAATCAGTGGGAGAAATATTCTATATCGGTGAGGACAAACCTGATGCCATCGTTTGCGTTGCATATACATCAGATATACCCACAACCGTAAGAGAACTCGCGCTGTATGCACACCCGCCAGGCAATAACTGTATCGCATATACAGTGTGGTCCTATACCAAGGGTGCTGGACGAGACATCATAAATGAGCTGCGGGACTATGCGTGGGACAATAAATTTCATCGTTTGGTCACGTTATCGCCCAAGACTGAGATGGCTCGTAAGTTCCATCTTCGCAATGGTGCGTTCACCCTAAGTGAGAACGAAGAAACTGATAACTATGAGTATGAATTATATGAAACCTAAACATAGATACGCACACATGCGAGCTGCATACGCATATTCTATGTGTAGCACGGCACGAAATCTCAAGGTTGGTTGTGTCCTAGTCAAAGACAACCGAATTATAAGTATCGGATACAATGGCACACCGAGCGGTTGGTCTAACGAGTGTGAGGTGGAGTTTACGACAGGTGATGGAACACATGACCATGTAGAGATGATAACCAAACCAGAGGTGATCCATGCAGAGGCAAATGCAGTTGCAAAACTCGCGAGGTCTAATGAGTCAGGTGAGGGTTCTGTAGCATTTATTACACATGCGCCTTGTCTTTCTTGTGCAAAGATGTTATACTCTGCTGGTATAATCGAAGTTGTGTATGCTGACCCATATAAGTCCAAGGAAGGACTTCAGTTTCTTGAGAAGTGTGGGATTAAAGTATCACAACTGTATTTTGAGGAGGCAGCATAATTGCAAACTATTGAAAGAACAGCTCTATCTGAGTTGATTGCAAATGAAGATTATGCGAGAAAAGTTCTCCCCCATATGAGGGGAGATTACTTTTCTGACCGCAGTGAACGCATTGTATTTGAAGAGATACAAAAGTTCGTGGAGAAGTACAACTCCCTACCAAACAAAACATCCATTGAAATTGAGATTGATAATCGCCGTGACTTGAATGAACAAGATGTAAAAGCGGTGATTGATATAATTAAAAGTCTTGAGAAAGACGATGATGCAAATCTAGAGTGGTTAGTAGAAACCACTGAAAAGTTCTGTAAAGATAAGGCGGTATATAATGCGATTGTCGAAGGTATACAAATCATTGATGGAAAAGATAAGCATAGAAATGTCGATGCTATCCCGAGCATTCTCACAGATGCCCTTTCTGTTGGTTTTGATAATTCTGTTGGTCACGATTACTTACTGGATGCAGATGCCCGATTTGAATTCTATCACACGGTAGAAGAGAAAATACCATTTGACCTAGACTTCTTCAATCGTATAACCAAGGGTGGATTACCACCCAAGACACTGAACATTGCTCTTGCTGGAACTGGTGTCGGTAAGTCTCTGTTCATGTGTCATGTGGCTGCGAACTGTATGAACCAAGGTAAGAATGTCCTGTATGTTTCTATGGAGATGGCAGAGGAACGTATCGCAGAACGTATCGATGCAAACCTGATGAACATCTCTATGGAAGACCTACATAGTCTACCAAAACAAATGTATGATGACAAGATTAACAAAATCATCAAGAATACCACAGGACAGATTGTTATCAAAGAATATCCAACTGCGTCTGCACACTCTGGACACTTCCGTGGTCTTATCAAGGAACTTGCAGTTAAGAAGTCATTCAAACCAGATATTATCTTTATCGATTATCTAAACATCTGTGCATCCAGTAGATTTAAAGGAGCAGTCAATGTCAACTCTTACATGTATATCAAGTCGATTGCAGAAGAACTTAGGGGATTGGCAGTTGAGACAAACGTCCCGATTATGTCGGCTACACAAACCACAAGGAGCGGGTTCTCCAACA